TTAACTGTCCGGTCCCGGAGAGTGGAAATACCCTTTTTCGGTGATTGTCAGAGAGACAATCGCGATTTGCGGTTCACACATCGCTGCCAACACGGTTTCTAAGCCATCTATCTGTACGTGCAAGGCTTTTTTAACGACGCCAACGACGCGAGCCGTCCACACATCGGCCGACATTTCCGCAACGGTATAAAGATTATCTTGCTGTTGTAAATCGGCAATTTGCTGTTCGCCGCCGATTAAGTTGACCTCATAATATCCCCAGTCACTGAAATGTTCTGTAGCAAGAATATCGGCATACACGCCCTGATGCGCACGGTGAAATGCACCAAAGCCTAAATGAACAATTCTTGGATTAAGGTGGTACAGATCCCCATCATGGTGATGGTAATAAAGAGCACTTTTTTACGCCCTATTCTGTCGCCCATTTTGCCGAAAATAAATGCTCCGACAATACGCGCCACATAACCTGCACCATAGGTTCCCATTGCCAGAATTAACGCCATTGCCGTTGATGATTCAGGAAAAAATATTTCATGAAACACTAACGCTGCGCCGAGCGAATATAACTGGAAATCCATAATTCACAGGTATTTTTTCCCATCCTGTGGTTTCCTTGGCGTTTTCTAGTTTTTTTCAGATAGTTGCATTTTTTAAAAAGCATCCTAAGTTCGATCTCAGTGTCTATCTGGGGCCTATTTCTGTCCCATATATGCCCCAAAAAAACTCCCCAACAGATAAGTAGTTTTTTCATGGATTTATGCGTAAAATCGATAATAGCTGGAAATAATTCAATACATGCACTCTCGAAAGTGCATCAGCCAGCCGCAGCACGTTCCTGCATAAGGCGTGCCTGCGGTTTTTCAACTATTCAGATACATCACTCCCATCACATTCATTCCTCCGCATCAAAGGCATATAGGCTATATCACCTTGATATTTTTCTTTTTCAGATAAAAACTCTTATCTATGTATACTTTTAAACCCAATCCGTGTAGAGTCTCTGCATAAGATAGTTTGCAGTTGCCGCTTCAGCTTGCGCCATAAACCGCCTGATTTTTGCTGCCACCTGTTAGCATTCCTGTATACCTGAAACGACAATGTTTATCTACGAACTTTAAGAATACCCAAGATAAAAATTGTCAACTATATCATATATAACACATTACTAATTCGAGGCTATATGAACAGCATACTGATAATCACATCTCTCCTTATCATATTCAGCATTTTTAGTCATGCCCTAATAAAATTAGGGATTGGCATATCCAATAACCCAGACAAAACCGATGTATAAGTCAACATATCCTGAATCAGACATACAATATCGCAATGAAAATCAATAATATTTTAAGGAATATCTTCATGAAATCAAAAGACACCCTAAAGTGGTTCCCTGCGCAGCTTCCTGAAGTAAGAATTATCCTAGGGGATGCTGTAGTGGAAGTAGCAAAACAGGGAAGACCTATCAATACCAGAACATTGCTTGATTACATTGAAGGAAACCGTCATCGTTCTCACGGATACTCACACAGCGGAACAGGCGCTGGCGCAACGTCGGCAACTTCAGCCCCCATACGCTGTATCCGGCAACGCCGTCAGGAACACGGCTCACTTTTACCTTCACGCCGTCGGTGACGGACTGAACCTCCACGCTGACCGGATTGCCACTTCCGTCAACCAGGCTTATCAGCCTGGTGCCGGAGGATGGCAGCGTGATTTCACGGTCGAGCGTCAGCGTCCGGGTCTGGCTGTTTACCGCCAGCACGCGCCCGCCGATGCTGATACCGGCATAGTCATCATCGCAGATTTCAATGACATCACCCGGTACATGGCGAAGCCCTTCTGCGCCCACGCTGAAGTCCACGGTCTGCGTTTCCAGCAGTTCCGTTTTAATCAGCCACAGCCCGGCGCGGTGTGCCTGCCCCCGGCTGGTACAGCCAAAGGCATCCATCTTCGTGACATTACGACCGTAACGGGCAATGGCCTGCGTATCTTCAACAAGCTCTGTCGCCGTCTCCCAGCCGTTGTTCGGGTCAATCCAGTTCACCTCAACGGCATTATGGCGGTCCTTCAGGGCGCTGAAGCTGTAGCGGAACGGCGCGCCATCATCCGGCATCACCACATTACTGCGGTTATAGGTCCACACCTTATCTGATGGTCGGTCCTGCACGAACGTCAGCGTCTGCCCGTTCCATACCGGCATACAGCGCATCGCCGAGCAGAAATCACTGAGCACATCCCACGCCTTACGCTGCGTGGTCAGCCAGGCATTACAGGTGATGCGCGGCTCCGTGCCGCCAAAACCGTCCGGCACCGACTGGTCGCAGTACTGGCCGATGACATACAGCGCCCATTTATCCACATCTGCCGCACCAAGACGTTTCCCCATGCCGTAGCGTGGATGGGTCAGCATATCCCACAGACACCAGGCCATGTTATTGCTGTATGCTGGCTTAAACGTTCCGTCCCAGATACCGCTGTATTGCCGCGTCTGCGGGTTATAGTTCGACGGCACCTGCAGAATACGCCCGCGCAGATGATAATTACGGCTCACCTGCTGGCTGCCGAACTGCTCCGAATCCACCTGTACGCCGACCAGTGCCGTGTTCGGGTAGCACTGTTTCACATCGATGATTTCGGTGTATGACGACCAGAGCGTTTTGTTCTGCAGCTGGTCTGTGGTGCTGTCCGGCGTCATCCTGCGCATCCGGATATTGAACGGGCGCGGCGGCAGGTTACCCACCACCACCGATGCCAGATACTGTGAGGTGGTTTTGCCTTTAATGGTGATGTCTTTTTCCGTCACCCAGCCACCGTTACGCTGTATCTGAACCAGCAGGCGGACTTCCGACGGACTCCTGTCCCCCTTTGAGGTGGTTTCCACCAGTGCCTGCACACCGAAGGTCAGGCGCAGACGGTCGATATTTGCAGACGTGATGGTCCGGGTGATCGGCGTGTCATATTTCACTTCCGTACCCAGCACCGTCTCGGAGCCGGAGGATTCAAATCCCTCCAGCGGAGTCTGCTCCTGCTCACCTGCCCGGAACACCACCGTGACGCCGGAGATATTGGTATTCCCCTCACTGTCCAGCACCGGCGTACTGTTCAGCAGCACACTTTTTAATCCGTCCACCGGACCTTCAACCGGCCCTTCACTGATGACGTCTATCACGCTCAGCATCTGGGATGATTTCAGGTTGTCCTTCGCTTCGCGCGGGTATGCCCATTACTGCTACCTTTACCCATTCCTCACGCTCCATAAACGACAAAACCGCCCGGAGGCGGTTTCACATAAAACATTTTGCATCAACGACCAATCACCACAACCTGACCACCATCCCCTTCATCTGCCGTGCTGATCTCCTGAGAAACCACGCGTGACCCCACGCGCATTTCACCGTACAGAACAGGCAGAACATTGCCCTGGGCAACCATGTTATCCAGTGAGGAGAAATAGGTGTTCTGTTTGCCGTTATCTGTACTTGCTGCCGTGGGCGTCCTGGCTTTCGGTGCCAGCATCTGCGCCACTCCGCCCAGGATCATACTGGCCCCTGCCGCATACATGCCCGATACAGCCGCGGCACCCAGCCAGCCCACAGGGTTCCACCATGCCACCGCAATCAGCGCCGCCCCCAGCACCACCTGAAGCACACCGCCGCTTTTAGCTCCCGCCAGACGCGGCACGATGTGGATCACGGCACCATTTGCCAGCGGCTCATTAAGACGGGCAGACAATTCGGTTTCACCTGCATCACGCCCGGCAATCCGTACCTGATACCAGCCGTCACTCAGTTTCTGACGAAATGCCGGGACCTGTGTGGACAGCGCCCGGATGGCTTCAGCCCCCGTTTTTACACGAAGGTCGATGCGGCGGCCAAATCGTTGTAAATCCCCGTAAAGGCAGATGCGTGCCATGCCCGGTGACGCCAGAGGGAGTGTGTGCGTCGCTGCCATTTGTCGGTATACCTCTCTCGTTTGCTCAGTTGTTCAGGAATATGGTGCAGCAGCTCGCCATCACCACAGTAAATGGCGGCATGATTCGGCACCGATGAACCAAAGCAGCACAGCAGCACGTCGCCAGGCTGCGCCTCTGTCAGTGCGACACGGTAAAAACCAGTCGCCTCCATATTGTCAAGATAGAGATTCTGACCGTTACGCCACCAGTCATCCCCGCGATGAAAATCCGGCATCTCAATCCCCGCCAGATGATAAGCATCCCGGAACAGCGTGTAACAGTCCGTCACCCCGTGCTCAAAGCGCCGCCCGGTGAGATGCGGCACACAGCGGAACTTGTGAATCGCCCCCCGGCAGACCAGCCACCACGGCAAATCACTCTGCACCTGCAGCCGCCGGTCAGCCTCACTCAGCCAGGGCAGACCACAGGGATGACTGTGGACCAGTGCCACAATCTCACCCTGCATCTCTGCCTGCAGCCAGTCTTCCGGCGACATCCGGAAATAATCCTCCGGCTCACCGGAAATATTCACGCAGGGAAAATATCTTTCCCCTCCGGCGTGCTTACCACGAAGCCGCACGACTCCGCTGGCGCACATCGCCGGGCGTGCGCCAGAATCGCTGATTCTGTCTGTGTCATGGGATTTACTGCGAAAGTTTGTTAATGGAAAGGAAGCCGCCAAAGTTGCCGACGTTATTGCGGAACTTACAACCGCTCAGGCATTTGCTGCATTTATCCTTCGTGATATCGGACGTTGGCTGGTCATATTCATCCGCGACCGCCGGACCATGATAACCGCACTCATCGCCGCGATAGGTCCAGGTGCAGGTGTTGGCCAGCATGATACGTCCCGGAAAAACAGCGCCGTCCGTTTCCGTCGGCGTGGACAGTACAAAAGAGGCACTCACCGCGCTCAGTTCGCTGCACTGCTCAATGCGCCAGCGGCTGATCACCTCCTGCTCCGGATCGGCGTCACTGTTTCCGTTGACGAAGTTCACCGCATCCAGAAAACGGGCGTAAACCTTACGCCGGACCACCGTTCCGCCGACCAGACTCTGCAGATCTTCCGCCATCCCGGTGACCATACCGTACAGGTTAGAAACCGTCAGCGTGGGGCGCGTACTGGTGCCCTTGTCGCCAAGTGCAGCCAGCTGGTGTTTGTACTCCAGCGTCTCATCTTTATGCGCCAGCAGGGATTTCTCCTGTGCAGACAGCTGGCGACGTTGCGCCGCCTCCTCCAGTACCGCGAACTGACTCTCCGCCTTCCACAAATCCCGGCGCTGCTGGCTGATTTTCTCATTTGCTCCGGCATGCTTCTCCAGCGTCCGGAGTTCAGCCTGAAGCGTCAGCAGGGCAGCATGAGCACTGTCTTCCTGACGATCGCCCGCAGACACCTTCACGTCGAACTGTTTCGGCTTTTTCAGCGTCGCTTCATAATCCTTTTTCGCCGCCGCCATCAGCGTGTTGTAATCTGCCTGCAGAATTTTCCCGTCCTTCAGTGCCTTGTTCAGTTCTTCCTGACGGGCGGTATATTTCTCCAGCGGCGTCTGCAGGCGTTCATAAGCCTTCTGCGCCTCTTCGGTATATTTCAGCCGTGATGCCTCAGACTCGGCCCAGTCCTTTGCTGCCATCTCTCTGGCCTTTTCAAGATCGGCCTGCAACGTGCCGGCTGAAAGCCCAAGTTGCGCATTCGCTCTGTCCTCCCATGCTCCCCGGAGATTGGCAAGAAATGCGGATGTTTTACCGCGCCGGTGGCTCCGGCTCTGATACCACTGCCATTTTTTGTCCGCCTCATCAAAAGCCTTTTCTGCTTTCTCCAGCATTTCCCGGGCAGTGTCCGGGCGACCAATATCCAGCACCGAATCCCACATGGATTTGAATGCCCGCGCTGTCCTGTCTGCCCAGGTCTCCAGCGTGCCCATGTTCTCTTTCAGGCGGCGGGTCAGGTCATCAAACCCTTTCGTTGCGGCCTCGTTCGCCGCCTGCAATGCCCCGGCTTCATCTCCGGAACGCTGCAACTGAGCAACATACGCAATCTGCTCCGCCGTCACGTTATGGAACTGACGTGCCATCGCTGTCAGTCCCGACGTCGGGTCTGTGGTCAGCTTCCCGAAGGCTTCAGCGACCTTGTCCACCTCCACGCCGGATGCAGAGGAGAAACGCGCCACACTCTGGCTGATCGCCTCAAACTGCTCACCACCACGCACACCTGCATTCACCAGCGCCGTCAGTGACTCGCTGGTCTGGTTAAACGTCAGCCCTGCCGCCTGCCCGGCTCTGGACAGGACCAGCATACGATCTGCCGTCAGTCCTGCCTGATTACCGGAAAGGACCAGCGTTTTATTGAAACTGGACAGGGTTGAGTCCCCCTGATACCAGGCATACGCCAGCGCACCGATCGCCACCGCCAGCGAGGTGGCCCCGACCATCGGCAGGGTGATCGCACCGGCAAGCCCCCTGAACATGGGGATCATCCCGCCGAAGGAGTCCTTAACCTGACCACCCTGTTGCAGCAGGATCAGCCACGGACTTTGCCCGCCTGCAAGCTGCGTGGCCACGTCGGTGAACTGCGCAGGCAGCATACGCATGGCGGCTTTATACTGCCCGACGGAAATCCCCGCTTTCTGTGCAGCCAGCGCCTGTCGGCTCAGCGACTGTTCAACGACTGCCGCTGTTTTTTTCGCATCACTTTCCGTACCGGAAAAATGACGCCTGACTCTGGCCATCTGCTCGTCAAATCTGGCCGCATCCAGACTCAAATCAACGACCAGATCGCCTACCGGTTCAGCCATACCGGACTCCTCCTGCGATCCCTTCTGATACTGTCATCAGCATTACGTCATCCTCCGTCATATCCGCCACATCCGGGGAAGCGCGGATAACTTCATTCCCGTCCGGGCCAAAGCGGACGCCTCCGGCAAGCCCTGCCGCTTTCTGCATCAGCACATCATCTTCAGGCTCTTCGTCAGCCTCGCGCCGGTTAAGCAGACTGAAATCCAGCGGATGCATATCCGGATCGCTGAAAAACAGGCTGAGGACGGTGTATGTCAGCCCGGAAAAGTGCATATCCAGCAGAACATCATGAAAATAATGGGTACTGTAAAAGCGGTGCCAGTCGGCATACTCCGTGGATGACATCCCGGCAAGCATGGCACGCCAGTCGGGTCGCCCCATCTCACGCGCCAGTTTCAGGGCAAAACTCAGCTCACCGTCGAACACTTTCCCGCAGAAACAGGCTCTGCAGGCCCGGCGTCCTCTGTCTGTTCAGGAGCATCATTCACCACAAACTCAGACATTCCGGACAGACGTAACACCACGTTTTCAGCCTGAGCAATTGCCTCCGTGGGCCAGGTGGTAAGCACTTCCTGCTCAATCTGCGTAATGGCTTCATTCATGGACGGCAGCTTTGTCTTCTGTGGATGGTTATGCCACAGAGACATCGCCACCAGAAACGCCCCGCCTCTGATAAGCTCCTCTACAGACACCTGCAGGTTGCCACTGGATTCAGCCTTTTTTTCCTGCTCTTTCAACCAGGCAAGATGCTCAATACGCTGCAGGGCTAACAGTTCAGAAAGCGTGACGGTCACACCGTTATGTTCAAATGATTCGGTTTTCAGGAACATCGCTGACTCTCCGGATTAACGGGCGGTGACGTTGATTTCTGCAACCGCAGCAAGCTCACCATTACCGGATACGACCGGAATGTTGACCTTGCCTGCAGCAACACCTTTCACGGTGATGGTCATACCACTGACCGACACGGTGGCTTTTGTTTTATCCGCAGACACCGCACGGAAGCTCTTGTCGGTTGCGCCTTCCGGCTGGAATGCCACGGTCAGCGTAGTGCTCTGTCCTTTCACCACCGAGGTGCTGGCAGGCGTCACGGTCATGCCGGTTGCCGCTGTTACCGTGCTGCGATCTTCTGCCATCGACGGACGTCCCACGTTGGTGACTTTCACCGTGCGGGTGATCACTTCCTTCGCCGTCACCGCCTTACCGATACTGCTGACCCAGCCGCGGAACACATCGACCGTGCCGTTCGGGAAGCGGATTTTATAGGCACGGGTATCACCTTCATTAAACCACGCCAGCAGCGCCTGCTCTCCGGGCATCCACGCCAGCGTGAAGCTGGTATCTCCGGCAGATTTCTGCCCCTGTCCGGTCGCGGCCCAGTCCGCATCTTCATCATCGAGATAACTGTCGTCATAGGACTCAGCGGTCAGTTCGCCGGGCGTCAGGTCTTTAACCTTTGCCAGACGCGACCAGTCATTGTCTGAAAGCGGGTTTGCATAAGGGTCGCCGCTCCCGTTATAAACCCACAGGGTGGTCCCGGCCCCTTTCACCGGTGCCAGAGGATTTGGTGTTGGCATATCGTCCTCACATTTCATAGGTAATGACATAAGTCAGATCGGCTGAACTCCACAGGCCCGCATCATCGTCGCGCCGGTAGTCATAGCCGCTGGCCACCATACTGGTGATCAAATCTGACAGTGCCGGGATATCACTCATCACCGGATAAATCCGGGACTCCATCCACGCATCCAGCTCTGAATCCGACACCTGAGCAGGCAGGAAAACTTCGATATGCAGCTCCGCCTGCCAGGTATCGCTGTCCAGCTCTTCGCCCGTGTATTCAGCGCCGGTGAGATAAACGGCAACTGCCGGAAAATCCGCCTCATCAAAAACAGCGGGGCGACCATCAAAAAACGTCGCCCCGGTGTCATGCTTCTCCAGTGCATCCAGTACGGCTGCACGGAGTTCAGTATGTTTCATCGCTTTATTACCATCCTCAGTTGATGCTACAGCGCATAGTCCAGCGCTTTCGGAAGACGTTCACGCCGTATCCGCTCAATATTCTGTTTAAACGCCGTGGTCAGCGGCACCGCCATCGGGATTTTCACCACATCAATGGGGTAACGGTTTTTCCCGGCCACACGCTGCATGACATGCCACCGGCCATTTTTCAGTTGCTGAATAAACGCGCCGGGAATACGACGGTTTCCCACCACAAGCACGCTGCCGCCACCTTTCAGGGCTGAACGCTGCCCCTTTTTACGACGCCTGCGTCGGGACAGGACAATCCGCGCGTTAACCAGCCTGATTACGGGCAAATCCCCCGGTTAACTTTGATTCTGGCCTGCGGATTTTTTACCGTGGCCCTTTTCAGCCTGGCCCTTTCCTTTACCAGTTTCCGGCGTACCTTTGTCTCACGGGCAACCTGTGACGCCGACTGCGATATCGCGGATGAAGCAACGCGGTTAATGGCCATTGCGGCGGCACCAGGCACCGCCGTTTTGCTGATACGGCTGAGGTTTTCAACGGCCTGCTCAAGACCTTTTATGGCCATACATCCCCCTTTCAGCGGCGACGGTTAACGGCAGGCGGTACGCCCCGCCCAAGCCAGAGATGACAGCTTCCACCATCATCCGGCGAAACCCGGTCTATCCAGAAGTTTTCCTCACCGATGGTCAGCGTGTCTCCACGCCGCAGTTGCCGCACATCATCAGTCCGGACAAACAGGGACGGGCTGGAGCCTTCAACGCGCACGCCCTGTCCGGCATAGCTGATATTTTCAGGGTCATCAAAAACACCACGTATTACTGCGCCGGACTGCTCACCGGATGTCATGGTAGCTGACGTTCCCATGTACCCGCGTATCGTTTCATCGGCGCGGGCAATGGCAGCATCGAACAGGTTATCGAAATCAGCCACAGCGCCTCCCGTTATTGCATTCTGGCCAGGCCACGTTCTGTCATTTCGGCTGCCACACCGGCAGAGACACGAAACGCCGTTCCCGGCAGCACAAATGCCACAGGTTCATCCCGCGTGGCGTGAAGTGCATCGGTATGCAGCGTCACCAGTGCCACGACCGTGACCAGAGCAGCCGTATCAGTCACGGTATCCGTCTGTTCTGATACCACCTCATTTTTATGTCCGGTCAGCGCATTTTCCGGGCTGACAGACGTGTCCTGACCGGCTGCGTCATCCGTGTCATCAAGCTCCTCTTCCAGCTCTGCCACACGGAGCGCCAGTTCTTCTTTCGTCCCCGTCAGGCTGACATCACGGTTCAGTTGCTCACCCAGCACCTGAAGACGGGCAATCAGTTCATCTTTCGTCATGGACTCCTCCACAGAGAGAAAATGGCCCCGAAGGGCCATGATTACGCCAGTTGAACGGCCACGAACTCATCAGGATCAGCCAGCAGCATCAGCGGTGCTGACTGAATCATGGTGAACTCTCGCGCCGGATCGCCGGATGTCTTCCAGTTTTTCGGATAACGGGGAGACGCATTAATACCCTCACTCAATGCATCCGCATCCTGAATACAGCCATAGGAGCGCAGACCGCGTGCATGAGTGTTACCCAGCACCATCGTGTTGTCCGGCAGGAAGTTCTTTTTGACGCCGTTTTCCACGTACTGTCCGGAATACACGACGATGGCCACATCGCCATACATTCCCTTATAAGACACCGCTTTGCCCAGGTCTTTTACCGCTGTCTCCAGTTCGGAATGAGAGCCGCGACGGGTATCCAGCTTCTCCCTGACGGCTTTGAAGGAACGGAACAGCGCCCAGCCTTTCGGGTCAAACACGATGATATTCACCACGCCGCTGGCGTTCAGCGCGTAGGCTTCGATATCGTCGGTCGGGTCATACGTGGACTTGTCACGCTTGCTCCACTCCGTGCCGCCGGACTGCGTGATGTTGTTCGCCGCACTGCGGCCCATATCCACCTCAACCGGATCGAAGGCTTCACCGGTCATGGTGTATTTGCCCTTGAGCACGGCAGAAACGGCCTGCATCTCTTCGACCTGAGCAATGGCCAGCTCTTCGTCTCGCATGTTCTGCAGGATGATGCGACGGCGGCGGTAAGCCGGGTCCGCCAGATTCTGCGGATCTTCATCCGGCAGGCGACGCAGGGTCATCTGCGGATTCACCTCATGCTTGGGCTTGACATATCCCGGTGTAAATTCAGAGGTGGATCCGCCACGGGAACGGATAACCTCACCGGAAACAATCGGCGAAACGTACAGCGCCATGTTTACCAGTCCCGGAATTTGTGAGAGATAGACTTTCTCCGTGGTGAAGGGATAGCTCTCACGGAAAAAGAGACGCAGAAACAGCGGATCAAACTTAAATTTCTGCTCATTTGCCGCCAGCAGCTGGGCGGTTGTGTACATCGACATAAAAAAATCCCGTAAAAAAAGCCGCACAGGCGGCCTTTAGTGATGAAGGGTAAGGTTAAAGGATGCTGATTGCCGTTCCGGCAAACGCGGTCCGTTTTTTCGTCTCATCGCTGGCAGCCTCCGGCCAGAGCACATCCTCATAACGGAACGTGCCGGACTTGTAGAACGTCAGCGTGGTGCTGGTCTGGTCAGCAGCAACCGCAAGAATACCAACGGCAGCACCGTCGGTGGTGCCATCCCACGCAACCAGCTTACGGGTGGAGGTGTCCGGCATCAGCGGGGTCATTGCAGGCGCTTTCGCACTCAATCCGCCGGGCGCGGTTGCGGTATGAGCCGGGTCACTGTTGCCCAGCGGCTGGTAATGGGTAAAGGTTTCTTTGCTCGTCATAAACATCCCTTACACTGGTGTGTTCAGCAAATCGTTAACGGCATCAGATGCCGGGTTACCTGCAGCCAGCGGTGCCGGTGCCCCTGCATCAGACGATCCAGCGCAGTGTCACTGCGCGCCTGTGCACTCTGTGGTGCAGCTGCCAGAATGCGGCGGGCCGTTTCCACGGTCATACCAGGGGTTTCGGCCAGCACGCGTGCCTGTTCTTCGCGTCCGTGAGCCTCCTCACAGTTGAGGATCCCCATAATGCGACTGTTTTCTGCCGCAACCGCTGCGGTGATCTGCGCGTTCACGTCCGGCTGCGCAGCGCTGGCGTTCTCGCCCTCCGTCGCTTGCACCACGCCAGTAACGTCAGCCTGCGAAGCAGTGGCTGAAACAGTTGTTGATTGAGTCTCTTTGGTCATTCGCCCTCCTGAGAGACGGGATTTACGTGCATCCAGTGCATCACGCATGACGGTGATCGCATCGGTACTGTTAACAAGTTCATCAGCCAGTCCGGCATCAATGGCCTCCTGACCGCTGTACACTGCAGCCTCGGTATCCAGCACAGCCTGCACGGACAGGCCGGTATATGCCGACACCTTCTGTGCAAACATCCGGCGGGTTGCATCCATCCGGGACTGCAGTGTTTCCCGGACATCATCCGGTAGATGGCTGTAGGGGTTGCCATCCACCTTATGGCTGCCGCTGTAAATCAGCGTGATTTCCACGCCCTGTTTCTCCAGCGCAGCACCGTAATTACTGTGAGCCATCATGACGCCGATGGAGCCTGTCCGGGCGGTCTGCGTGACCAGACGCCGGGAGGCGGCACTGGCAAGCAGCTGACCTGCGCTGCAGTTCATGTCATTGGCCAGCGCCCATACCGGCTTTATGTCACGCACACGGGCGATGATGTCAGCGCAGTCAAATGCCCCTGCCACCATTCCGCCGGGCGTGTCCATATCCAGCAGAATGCCGTCCACCATCGGGTCGCTGGCAGCCTGTTGCAGACGGGCGATAATGCCGTTGTAACCGGTCATCCCGAATACGGCTGCAGCGCCCGCGTCCGGCTGACCAGCGTGCCGGAAACCGGCAGCACGGCGATGCCGTTCATGACCTGATAACTGCGGGCCTGTCGTGGTCCGTCATCATTAACGGATAACGCCAGCGGCGCGGGTGCCTCTCCGGCAGTCAGGCTGTCACCGGACACCGCATCCGTCAGGCGGCTGATCCCAAGCTGGCCTGCAAGCGCACAAAAGAAAACCCGCGCATAGGCGGGTTCAAGCATCAGCGGCTCATTAAAAGCCATGCTGGCAATATGCGGGAGATTACGCAGCTCTGCTGTCACTCTTCTCCTCCTCTGTTGATTGTCGCAGTCCGGATTCAAATGCCGCAGCCGCCCAGGCGGGCGGTTTAAGACCGGCTGCACGGCGCTCCATCGTTTCACGGACCTGCTGGGCAAAAATTTCCTGATAGTCGTCACCGCGTTTTGCGCACTCTTTCTCGTAGGTACTCAGTCCGGCTTCTATCAGCATCACCGCTTCCTGTACTTCTTTCAGACCATCGATGGCCATACGACCGGAGCCTATCCAGTCACAGTTCCCCCAGGCGCTGCGGGCTTCCTGAAAGCTGAAACGCGCTTTTGAAGGTAACGTCACCACGCGGCGAACGATGGCCTCTTCCAGCCAGCACAGAAACATCTGGCTCGCCTGACGGGATGCGACGAATTTTCGCCGCCCCATAAAGTACGCCCACGACTCGTTCGCACTGGCCCGTGCCGTGGAGTAGCTCATCTGGGCGTAATTCCGGGAAAGCTGCTCATACGAGACACCCAGCCCGGCAGCGATATACCGCAACAGTGACTGCTCAAACACGGAGTAGCCGTTATCCGTGTCCTGAGCCGTCTGCAGGTTCAGTGAGTCCCCCGGCATCAGGTGCGGCACTTTTGCGCCTCCCAGACGGACCGGTGCTGCGGCGTAATACGCGGCAATTTCACCAATCCAGCCGGTCAGCTTGTCCCGCTGCTCCTTACTGTTCGCGCCCAGAATAAAATCCATCGCTGACTGCGTATCCAGCTCACTCTCAATGGTGGCGACATACATCGCCTTCACAATGGCGCTCTGCAGCTGCGTGTTCTGCAGTGTGTCGAGCATCTTCATCTGCTCCATCACGCTGTAAAACACATTTGCACCGCGGGTCTGCCCGTCCTCCACGGGTTCAAAAACGTGAATGAACGAGGCGCGCCCGCCGGGTAACTCACGGGGTATCCATGTCCATTTCTGCGGCATCCAGCCAGGATAGCCGTCCTCGCTGACGTAATATCCCAACGCCGCACCGCTGTCATTAATCTGCACACCGGCACGGCAGTTCCGGCTGTCGCCGGTATTGTTCGGGTTGCTGATGCGCTTCGGGCTGACCATCCGGAACTGTGTCCGGAACAGTCGCGAGGGACTGGTATCCCAGGTGGCCTGAACGAACAGTTCACCGTTAAAGGCGTGCATGGCCACACCTTCCCGAATCATCATGGTAAACGTGCGTTTCCGCTCAACGTCAATGCAGCAGCAGTCATCCTCGGCAAACTCTTTCCATGCCGCTTCAACCTCGCGGGAAAAATTTCGCACGTATAAACATCTTTGATGCCAGCGAGGTACAACCATCCCTCCTGTGTGGCAACATACGTCAGGTCCGCCACCCAGACCTGATTTGGTGCTGTAGGAGCGAACGTCTGGTTCAGCAGATTTGGCGCAACTGGCAGATTGTGGTTCGGGTTCGTAGTCGCTCTGAACTTGCGTTTCTGCTTACAGCGTAGCCTTAGCTCCTTACGAAGACGTGCCAGTCGGTCACGACCAACGATGATGCCATTCTCTGCCAGCTCCGTCTGGAGCCGCCGGGTTCCATATGTTTCGCGAGTGCGGATATGTGCCACCTTAATCTCCAGTTTTAGCCGCTCATCACTTTGTTTTCTGTCTGAGGGTTCATGCTGTACCCAGTTGTAATAACCGCTCCTGGATACACCAAATACCTGACACATCGCTTCAATGGGAAATTGTTGTCGCCATTGTTCGATTAACGCGTATTTTTCAGCGACTCCTGTGCAAAATACGCTGTTGCTTTTTTTAATATATCTCGCTCAAGGCGAGCTTCATTTAACGCCTTACGCAGTTGCAGAATTTCAGATTCCAGTTCAGCCACCGTGCGGGAACCAGGAGTACCGAGCCCTTTTCTGGCGGCGGTAACCCATTGTCCTAAAGTGCCTTCAGGAAGGGATAATCGGGAAGCGCCTTCACTGATCGAAAGTTGATTTTCAAGAACCGTTCTGACAGCTTCGGCTTTGAACTCTTTAGAGTAACGTTGGGTTTTTCTGCTCATTATTAGCTCCTTCTGATGCCATTCTATTTCAGGAAGGAGTGTCCGTTAAACTCAGGCTACCTCAGACTTTTGCTGGCCCGAAGACCAAATCCGAAGCGCCCGTTCTTTTCATCACGAAAGTTTTGCTCTATCTGCATTCGCCGACTGTATAACTTGATGATTTCTCGCGCTCTGAAGTCATTTGTACTGCTGAAGATCAACCAGGCTTCTTTTGCTGATTTGCTCTGTTCTTTGTCTGTTTTGTTTAAACCACTCTGACCTTTCGAACGTTTCTTTTTTCGCCCTTTTGCCGATTTCTTATAGGTGTAAAAATGCCCCCGGATGCTTTTTTTCCTTTCTTTAACCAGCCTTCCAGCCCCCATATATTCCGGTGTTTTACATTCAGGGCTATCCGACACTTTTAACCATCTTTCAGGCGCGTTATCGAGGCAATACTGAACGTTATTTCTGATCCGACCAATAAAATCCCAGCCCAGAGAAGTAATATGGTGAAACCATGCGCTCTGAAATCCAGCATCCGTGACAATAATAACCCTGGCATCGGGGGGCAGGGATTGAGCAAGGGAATCAAGGAAATCATGTTGTATCAATGGATTATTTTGTTTTTCAGAAGGAACAACCTTACTCAATAACGGAATGGAACGCCCGTCACACAGAAGGCTGGCACGAAGAACATGATGCTCCTGGGAGGGATAGCCACTCCAGTCTACGGCTATTACACATAAAGATAACTGCCGTGTCAGCATTGAAGTGATATTCCTGAAAATCATTGGAATATCGCGATGGAGCGCCTCATTACCCATGAGGCGATCAATACGTTTGATCTTATTCTTAACTTGTGCATTACCCGGCAAAAAACGTCCGATACTGGTCAGCGTCAGAGATGCTCCGTTGATTAACGCCACTGTGGCATCCATCAGGGCATTTTGTCGGTACTGATGAAATGGTGCTAAGGCATCCCGGAAGAAATTCTGACATACTTTATGAACAGGCATAGCAGTGATCTCATTGAATTGTTGGCACAAATCAGTAGATCACATAATGCTATGTCTGTCTCGTTTTCTGGGGATTCCTCAGCCCAGAAGGGTGGGAATGGTGGACGTTTTCATACATAAAATCCTGCAGGTCCCCTGCGTCGCTGTGTCATGCCGGTCTGCACTTCCAGCTCCGCAATGTATTTTTTCAGGTCAGACACGGAAGTGGCCGTAAACTCCACTCTCCGTCCGTCTTTCTGTACCGTTGCCACCCGTTTTCCTGTCATCAGGTCATGCAGTGCCGCACGGGCAGCGGCAAGTTCTTCCTGTCGCGTCATTCATCCTCTCCGGATAAGGCACGGGCGTAATCTGCCAGTGTTTTCTTGTTGGTTGCTGCACCATCCTCTTCCTGCAGGCTCGCCAGCAGTGCACTGAGATCCAGCTGCCAGCGGGAAATACTGATGCGCAGCGCCGCCAGCGCATAAACGAAGCAGTCGAGCGCCTCATTGCGTCGCTTTTTGCTGTCCCACAGTATTTTTTTCCTGCCATCCACCCATTTTTCGACCTGCTCTTCAGCTGTCAGCTGCTGCGCTTCGGTCAGATCAAAAATATCCGGGTTATTAGGGAAGTGAACGGCACCGGGAAGCGGTTCATCCCCTTCCGGCGTCAGTGTGAAGCGGTTATAAATCTGCTCTTTCGCGGTATCCGTACCAATTTCGGTAAGGTAAACTCCGTTTTTGTTTCGCTTACGTGGCATGCTGGCCACAGGCTTTCCGTAGACGGATGCCCCTTTAATGGGGATCACCCGGAACAGCCCATGCTTTTTCGAGCGTTCATACACAATGGTCGGGTCAATCCCGCCAGTATCCCAGCAGATACGGGATACCGACATTTCTGCACCATTCCGGCGGGTATAGGTTTTATTGATGGCCTCATCCACACGCAGCAGCGTCTGTTCATCGTCGTGGCGGCCCATAATAATCTGCCGGTCAATCAGCCAGCTTTCCTCACCCGGCCCCATCCCCATACGCGCATTTCGTAGCGGTCCAGCTGGGAGTCGATACCGGCGGTCAGGTAAGCAACACGATCAGGAACGGGCGCTGAATAATGCTCTTTCCGCTCTGCCATCACTTCAGCATCCGGACGTTCGCCGATTTTCGCTTCCCATGTCTCACCGAGCGTGGTGTTCACGAAGGTTTTACGTTTTCCCGTATCCCCTTTCGTCTTCATCCAGTCTTTGACAATCTGCACCCAGGTGGTGAACGGGCTGTACGCCGTCCAGATGTGAAAGGTCACACTGTCAGGCGGTTCAATCTCTTCACCGGATGACGAAAACCAGAGAATGCCATCACGGGTCCAGATCCCGGTCTTTTCGCAGATATAACGGGCATCAGTGAAGTCCAGCTCCTGCTGACGGATGACGCAGGCATTATGCTCGCAGAGATAAAACACGCTGGAGGGGTCATCCGGCGTCCATTTGAGGCCAAACGACGTCTCTTTATCGCCAAATTTAAGGTACTGCTCCTCCCCGCAGTGCGGACAGGCAACATGAAAACGCATAAAATGCGGGGATTCACTGGCTGCACGCTCAATCTGGCAGGTGCCTCTCACTTTGGGGGTGGAGCCACGGATGGACTTTGGCCAGACCGAGCCTTCAATACGCTTATCGCCCAGGAACGTCGGAGAGCCTTCCTGTTCAATATCCTCATCAAAGGCAGCAAGTTCATCATAACCCGCCACATCCACTGACTTTTCACGGTAGTTTTTTGCCGCTTTACCGCCCAGGCACCAGAAGCCACGACCATTGGAAAAACGCTTCATGGTGAGCGTGTTATCCCGGTGCTTTTTGCCATACCACGGGGCCAGCGCCAGCAGCGACGGAATATCACGAATAGTCGGTTCAACGTGGGTTTTCATAAAGTTCTCGGCATCACCATCCGTCGGCAACCAGATAAGTGTGTTGCGCTGCTTATGCTCTATGAAGTAGGCATAAACACCCAACAGCATTTTGGAATAACCAACACGGGCAGACTTCACCACATTCACCTCGCGGATGTAGTCGCTGCCCATCGCATTCATGATGGCCCGCTGAAAGGGCAGTGTTTCCCAGCGCCCTTCCTGGTATGCGGATTCTTTCGGGAGATAGTAATTAGCATCCGCCCATTCAACGGCGGTCTGTGGCTCCGGCCTGAACAGTGAGCGAAGCCCGGCGCGGACAAAATGCCGCAGCCTGTTAACCTGACTGTTCGATATATTCACTCAGCAACCCCGGTATCAGTTCATCCAGCGCGGCTGCTTTGTTCATGGCTTTGATGATATCCCGTTTCAGGAAATCAACATGTCGGTTTTCCAGTTCCGGAAAACGCCGCTGCACCGACAGGGGGATCCCGTCGAGAATACTGGCAATTTCACCTGCGATCCGCGACAGCACGAAAGTACAGAATGCGGTTTCCACCACTTCAGCGGAGTCTCTGGCATTTTTCAGCTCCTGTGCGTCGGCCTGCGCACGCGTAAGTCGATGGCGTTCGTACTCAATAGTCCCTGGCTGGAGATCTGTCTCGCTGGCCCGCCGCAGTTCTTCAACCTCCCGGCGCAGCTTTTCGTTCTCAATTTCAGCATCCCTTTCGGCATACCATTTTATAACGGCGGCAGAGTCATAAAGCACCTCATTACCCTTGCCACCGCCTCGCAGAACGGGCATTCCCTGTTCCTGCCAGTTCTGAATGGTACGGATACTCGCACCGAAAATGTCAGCCAGCTGCTTTTTATTGACTTCCATTGTTCATTCCACGGACAAAAACAGAGAAAGGAAACGACAGAGGCCAAAAAGCTCGCTTTCAGCACCTGTCGTTTCCTTTCTTTTCAGAGGGTATTTTAAATAAAAACATTAAGTTATGACGAAGAAGAACGGAAACGCCTTAAACCGGAAAATTTTCATAAATAGCGAAAACCCGCGAGGTCGCCGCCCGTAACCTGTCGGATCGCCGGAAAGGACCCGCAAAATGATAATAATTATCATCTACATGTCACAACGTGCATCTACGCCATCAAACCACGTCAAATAATCAATTATGACGCAGGTATCGTATTAATTGATCTGCATCAACTTAACGTAAAAAAAACTTCAGACAATACAAATCAGCAACACAGAATACGGGACAACCTCATGTCAACGAAGAACAGAACCCGCAGAACAACAACCCGCAACATCCGCTTTCCTAACCAAATGATTGAACAAATTAACATCGCTCTTGATCAAAAAGGGTCCGGGAATTTCTCAGCCTGGGTCATTGAAGCCTGCCGTCGGAGACTAACGTCAGAAAAGAGAGCATATACATCAATCCAGAGTGATGATGGATGAACATCCCGGTTTCTTTACCTTCCCTCCCTCCCCGCACAGAACTGGCGAGCGTGAGGGACCAATATGTGAGCCATAAATGCCTTATCTTCAGAAATGCAGTTGGTATCCGAATAGAACGATATTGTAAATTCACCTAAATACGAGGCATTGCTGTAGTTGAATTGCAGTACTGTATTAGCCTGACAGTGACAGAATACGATATTGACTCTGTCACTTGTGAAATGGTCAGAATGGTTAGCAGTTATGGTGATCAGTCAACCAACAGGGAATAATCCTTCGTATTCTTATCGTGCTTTACTAACGCGGCCTCAATTGCCCTGAATGCTTCCAGAGATACTTGATGTTCTATACATGCAATTACAACATCCGGGTAACCCATCGAAATGGTGCTATTAAGCATAGTTTTTACACGAACCTGCTCCTGGGAGGGGGCATCAATGTATTGATCTTTATGCATTTTGTCGCTCCATTCGTTTGCTCTTCACTTGCGGCTAAAAATATAACGTCAAATAACTCAGCATGAAAGAGTGAAAGTTTCAGCGCGTTTCCCTTACATAATCTGTCGTTTGTATTCTCTTCAGGCATACCGGAAAGACTAGGTATTGTCACACAACCAATACCATCGACAATCGAGATTTATATCTATTCGGTAATGTTTAAATATAACAAAACCCCGTAAAAACGAGGTTTATGGGTAATTTGTATTGTTGAATAGCATCTGATGAGAAATTGATGCTAATACTATAAACATACTAGATTAAATCAATCTTGATATCATAGCTTTCAAGACCAGTCATTTTTTCCCGTGCAGTAAACTGGATACTGGTAACTTCTTTCCCGGTCTTTTTCTTAAGCTCAATGATTTTTTTTGTTATATATTCAGAAATATCTGCTTCTGTTTTTGTTTTTAGCTCTTCAATGTTCATCATTTCCTCTTTTAGTCTGTTATGACTTTCCTGGTACACAGTAGTGTCAATTATATGGAGCAAACGTATAAAAGATAAGATGAAACATCGCAATAATCAACATACGACGGTCTAAATTTCACACAAACAGATAAAGATGATTATCATTTATTATCAATGCATTAGAATCAAATCAATTCAAGAGTCTCATTGCTGCTTCCAGAATTTCTTCTGAAGTTACATGTCGATCCGCTGTTACATAAATGACTTTATGATCTCCGGTCAGAGATGGAAACCCTGCAGCCATTACAGTGAGGTGTGTTGTTTCGCCATTTGGGTATTCACGCATGATGGTGTTAACTCCGGTCATCACTGGCACTACCATTGCTGGTTCAGAGTTAAAAAAACTATTATTTTTTTCATATGTTACCGTAATATGTGAGTATCCATCGACTAGACACTAAGCAAAAAAGCTCCCGAAGGAGCCTTCATTTTCACTTTCTTAAATCTAACGACAGATGGCTAACATTTAAGTATTGTGAAATATTATCAAATGTAATCATCATTGATTTACAAAAGATACATTTTGCCCCGAAAGGATTTCTGTCAGAAACATCAAAAGATGTTGTTCTATACTGAGAACCATGGCAACACGGGCATCTAAAGTGAATATGGTTTGTAATATTTTCTACCTCAAAGTGCCACTACATGAACAGCTGCAGGGCCTTTAGGTCCGTTCTCAATACCAAATTCGACTTCCTGATTCTCAGTTAACGTTTTGAAATCGTTGCTCTGAATAGCTGAGAAATGCACAAACACATCTTTGCTACCATCTTTCGGCGTGATGAAACCAAAACCTTTTTCAGGGTTAAACCATTTCACTAAACCAGTCATTTTGTTAGACATTATTATTACCTTTTGAAGAAGTTACCCTTAAGATTTCAAGGATTTTGACTCATGGAAGAGTGAGGTAGCCTGAGTTTAACGGACACTCCTTCCTGAAATAGAATGGCATCAGAAGGAGCTAATAATGAGCAGAAAAACCCAACGTTACTCTAAAGAGTTCAAAGCCGAAGCTGTCAGAACGGTTCTTGAAAATCAACTTTCGATCAGTGAAGGCGCTTCCCGATTATCCCTTCCTGAAGGCACTTTAGGACAATGGGTTACCGCCGCCAGAAAAGGGCTCGGTACTCCTGGTTCCCGCACGGTGGCTGAACTGGAATCTGAAATTCTGCAACTGCGTAAGGCGTTAAATGAAGCTCGCTTTGAGCGAGATATATTAAAAAAAAGCAACAGCGTATTTTGCACAGGAGTCGCTGAAAAATACGCGTTAATCGAACAATGGCGACAACAATTTCCCATTGAAGCGATGTGTCAGGTATTTGGTGTATCCAGGAGCGGTTATTACAACCGGGTACAGCATGAACCCTCAGACAGAAAACAAAGTGATGAGCGGCTAAAACTGGAGATTAAGGTGGCACATATCCGCACTCGCGAAACATATGGAACCCGGCGGCTCCAGACGGAGCTGGCAGAGAATGGCATCATCGTTGGTCGTGACCGACTGGCACGTCTTCGTAAGGAGCTAAGGCTACGCTGTAAGCAGAAACGCAAGTTCAGAGCGACTACGAACCCGAACCACAATCTGCCAGTTGCGCCAAATCTGCTGAACCAGACGTTCGCTCCTACAGCACCAAATCAGGTCTGGGTGGCGGACCTGACGTATGTTGCCACACAGGAGGGATGGTTGTACCTCGCTGGCATCAAAGATGTTTATACGTGCGAAATTGTCGGCTACGCCATGGGAGCGCGCATGACAAAAGAGCTGACAGGTAAAGCCCTGTTTATGGCGCTCAGGAGCCAGCGCCCACCTGCCGGGCTAATCCACCACCCTGATCGAGGTTCACAGTACTGCGCATACGATTACCGGGTCATACAGGAGCAGTTTGGTCTGAAAACATCAATGTCGCGTAAAGGTAACTGTTACGACAACGCTCCGATGGAAAGCTTCTGGGGAACGCTGAAAAATGAGAGCCTGAGCCACTATCGTTTTAATAACCGGGATGAAGCCATCTCAGTAATACGGGAATACATTGAGATTTTCTACAATCGTCAGCGTCGTCACTCTCGTCTGGGGAATATCTCCCCGGCAGCCTTCAGGGAAAAATATCATCAGATGGCTGCTTAAAAAAAGAACAAATGGTAGTGTCCGCTATTGCCAGTACACCTCAGAGTCCTTTTTATTTAAATTTCACATTCAGCGCTAAAAATAATCCGATTTAATATTAATCTACATCTGATATTTTTTATCTCTTAAAGATTCATAAATCCGTTGACAAGTCACTCCTGCGATGTAGCGTTTGTCAGCAATTTCAGCATAAAGCTGAGCTTCTGCTGCAATATCTCCGAGCATGTTGGTGAGCATTCCTTCGGCGGCTTTGGTTGTTTTGCCTCTGACGGCAGCGGCAAGATTTGCGGTATGCTGCGCTGCGTCAAGGCGTATGGCATATTTTGTTGCTTCGGCACGCAGCTGGTTAACACTATCAGACAGCTCAGCAGCCCTGGCAGAAATTTCAGCGGCTTTCTGTTGTGCATCTTTAACAGCCTCATCATGGGATATAGTTCGCCCCTGTTCAATTATTCGAGCAGCAAATTGGACATTTACCTCTTGAGATAATTCGGCAGCATCACGCTCCGCCCATTTTTTTTGCCATCCTCTGTCGCTCCAGACATTACCTACGACAAATCCTACCAGCACGAGCAAAATCACCGTGAATATCTGATTCACTGTTCTATCCCCCAGCAGGTTAATGCATCTCCTGGTCACGACGAATAACCTGACCGTAACAATTATTTGAACGAATGCGGCAATCACGTCCACCGTCCTTTATCCACCAGCGAATCGCCTCGCATGCGCCTTTACGATCACCGGCATTAAGCCGCTTATAAAACGTCGACGGAAAACACTTACCAGGGCCAATGTTATAGGGACAGAATGACGCGATACCGGCTTTCTGTGGCTCGGTCAGTGGAACTTTTATATTGCGCTCCACCCATGCCAGCGCCTTATCCCGCTCAATGGCGTTAACCTGGGCGCATTTTTCCTTCGACAGTTTCATTCCCGGAATAACAGGTTTACCGTCCACCATCGTTGCTCCCCGACAGATGGTCCATATGCCGGAGCCATCGCGGTATGCAGTGGTGTGATTCCCCTCTTTTTCATCCAGAAACTGATCGAGAATGTCAGGGGCAGGAGCACTGGCGGCAATCAGTGCCAGAACAGCAGCCGACAGGCTGTATCTGATTTTTACGTTCATGGATATTTATCAGGATTTATCGGTTTCTGAACCCTAGATATGTTTATCTGTCCCGGCCTGTTGAATCAGGCTGGGAAAAGGTAAAGACAATCAAGAGGATTATTTATGGACAATAACACCATTTCTCTACAGGAGTTGCTCGACTGCATTTCCAGGCTTCGGGATGATGTAAATGCCCTCACTGTTGCATTTTCATCTCTGGCCTTATCAATTCCCAGAGAACAAATGCAACCAACACTGGCATCGCTCCTGCTTGAATCACGCAACCCCAAATGGTCCCAGGAACAACAAAATTCTTTCAAGTGGCTGGCGGCATTACTGGAAGAAAAATATGCTGGTAAAATTACCATTTCGGTGGAGTCTTCAGAGAATCAGTAATTCTTCCTGGTAGCTTTCCTTTGTAGGTTATCCACACATTCTGCGCCTCTAAAATTATGGGGCGCTTTTCCGGCGACTGCTCATCCCCTTCACATAACCCGGCAGCAACATCCAGGAAGACCTGTCTGATGCTCATTCTGGCTGCTGCCTCATAAAACTCCAGCGCGGCACCTTCAACACGGTCCAGCGAGATGTCCAAGTCAAAAATTTCACCGTCAAAGCGTTTTTTGTCCCGTAACGCTAAAGTTACCGTAACTTTATTCTCAAAATTGCGGATCCCTTTCACAATCAGTTCATAGTTTTGAGTCATTGAATTACTCTCCCCGTGCAGCCTTACGACGGTCCTCTCTGATTTTGAAATACAGGTTAGTCAGATATGTCAGCAGCCCAAACAGCCGACTCCCCAGCACGCCTATTGCCGCCCACTGAGACGGGGAAACCCTGTCCAGCAACTGCAGGAACCAGTAGCCCGTTCCCACCGCTGACGTGGTGTATGACACACCTGTTGTGATTTTTTCCATCTGGTCCATACCCCGTCTCCCGTTATCCGGAAGCTGACAACAATAAAAAAGCCACCAGTTAACTACTGATGGCTCTGATAACTCATGCAAGCGTCTCAGACGACCCACTGACACTACCGGTGAGTTTAACGATACCTTCCATTTGACTGGCTCACTTTTTATGATGATGCCGGTGCATTTATCTCCAGCACCAGACTTTCTATCTCAACGCCATACGTTGCATTTTTGGTAATATCCGTCAGCGTCAGTGCATTTAGTCCCACTGCCAGACTGTCTTTTATGGCCTGGAATGCCGGGCCAGTACGATGACGTAGTATCACTCCGGCTCAGTTGCACCACTGACCACCACATCACCTTCTGCTGCAATCGCCTGCATCAGGGTATAAGGGGTTATGGCCACCGGACTACCAAACGGCTGCCAGCCCTCTTTCAGTTTATGTGTCAGCTTTTCCGCAAGATCTGACGGCGGCGCCGCCCTGACAACATCATAGTGTTTAAATGCCATGGTTCTTTCCACCATCTGAAAAATAATTCTTTAAAATACCTGACATGTAATACAGAAAAAACACAAAACCATACCTTAAATAAAAACCTGATTATCAAGCAGATATGCATGGATAAACTACAAGACGAGATATAAACCACCCTGCATTTAAATAAACAATAAACAACATCAGAAAAATAATTCTGCTCTATGGTTTAATTCAAAAATATCATTTATACTTTTCAGAACATCACCAGAAAGGCATAAACAAGGAAACTAAATGAAGTGGATTGTGATTGATACAGTTATCCAGCCATCATGCGGAATATCTTTTTCAGTCATATGGAGTAAAATAAAATTAATAATCTGGTATCAATCGGATGCTTTCTTACCTCCTGAAAGTATATTTACACTGACTCACACAGGCATCATGCTCAATAACAAAGTGCTACCTGTAACCATTTACAACGTAGTACCATTCAATAAAACATTCTGGAATTTAATCAAAAACAGCCAGGAATGCCCTACAAATACAGATAACGTATTGAATGAATGCTTTAATAACCGTTGCACTCTGCAAATATGTCCTTATGGACTAAAACAACAAAGTCCATAAGGAGTTTACTCACATCTGACAAAATCAATATAAACAGCCCCTCCGGAGAGGGCTGGAGAGTGGCGCTATGTGCCATTGCATGGTGCCGGGTGCCTCCCGGTGAATTCAGTACCAGCACCTGAATCCGCGATTATCCCATATACCTACTCGCTGATTTCCCCTCCGCACAGGGGGATTCACCATGCCAGTTTCTTTTAACAAACTCCCGCAAACCAGACAACAGTCAACCGCCTGAATTGTGAAGTATTTAAAAATTTCTCCCGCTAACTGATACCCGGCTAACAGTCTGGCGTTTTCTTTTTCAGCAACGGGAAAGCAACAACCACCACACCCGCCACCAGCACACCGTCAGCCAGCACTGACATTATCCGGCTGCTGCAATGCCATTCACAAAAACAGTAAGCAATCACTTTTTACCGTAACAGGTGATAATCCAGATATGTATCCTGAGGTGTACTGGCAATAGCGGACACTACCATTTGTTCTTTTTTTAAGCAGCCATCTGATGATATTTTTCCCTGAAGGCTGCCGGGGAGATATTCCCCAGACGAGAGTGACGACGCTGACGATTGTAGAAAATCTCAATGTATTCCCGTATTACTGAGATGGCTTCATCCCGGTTATTAAAACGATAGTGGCTCAGGCTCTCATTTTTCAGCGTTCCCAGAAGCTTTCCATCGGAGCGTTGTCGTAACAGTTACCTTTACGCGACATTGATGTTTTCAGACCAAACTGCTCCTGTATGACCCGGTAATCGTATGCGCAGTACTGTGAACCTCGATCAGAGTGGTGGATTAGCCCGGCAGGTGGGCGCTGGCTCCTGAGCGCCATAAACAGGGCTTTACCTGTCAGCTCTTTTGTCATGCGCTCTCCCATGGCGTAGCCGACAATTTCGCACGTATAAACATCTTTGATGCCAGCGAGGTACAACCATCCCTCCTGTGTGGCAACATACGTCAGGTCCGCCACCCAGACCTGATTTGGTGCTGTAGGAGCGAACGTCTGGTTCAGCAGATTTGGCGCAACTGGCAGATTGTGGTTCGGGTTCGTAGTCGCTCTGAACTTGCGTTTCTGCTTACAGCGTAGCCTTAGCTCCTTACGAAGACGTGCCAGTCGGTCACGACCAACGATGATGCCATTCTCTGCCAGCTCCGTCTGGAGCCGCCGGGTTCCATATGTTTCGCGAGTGCGGATATGTGCCACCTTAATCTCCAGTTTTAGCCGCTCATCACTTTGTTTTCTGTCTGAGGGTTCATGCTGTACCCAGTTGTAATAACCGCTCCTGGATACACCAAATACCTGACACATCGCTTCAATGGGAAATTGTTGTCGCCATTGTTCGATTAACGCGTATTTTTCAGCGACTCCTGTGCAAAATACGCTGTTGCTTTTTTTAATATATCTCGCTCAAGGCGAGCTTCATTTAACGCCTTACGCAGTTGCAGAATTTCAGATTCCAGTTCAGCCACCGTGCGGGAACCAGGAGTACCGAGCCCTTTTCTGGCGGCGGTAACCCATTGTCCTAAAGTGCCTTCAGGAAGGGATAATCGGGAAGCGCCTTCACTGATCGAAAGTTGATTTTCAGGAACCGTTCTGACAGCTTCGGCTTTGAACTCTTTAGAGTAACGTTGGGTTTTTCTGCTCATTATTAGCTCCTTCTGATGCCATTCTATTTCAGGAAGGAGTGTCCGTTAAACTCAGGCTACCTCAACAGGATGGACTTAGCAATGGCTGCTCCTGGCACAAAGCGGACAGTGATCACCGTTCTTACGACTACTTTCTGACTTCCTTCGTGACTTGCCCTAAGCATGTTGTAGTGCGATACTTGTAATGACATTTGTAATTACAAGAGGTGTAAGACATGGGTAGCATTAACCTGCGTATTGACGATGAACTTAAAGCGCGTTCTTACGCCGCGCTTGAAAAAATGGGTGTAACTCCTTCTGAAGCGCTTCGTCTCATGCTCGAGTATATCGCTGACAATGAACGCTTGCCGTTCAAACAGACACTCCTGAGTGATGAAGATGCTGAACTTGTGGAGATAGTGAAAGAACGGCTTCGTAATCCTAAGCCAGTACGTGTGACGCTGGATGAACTCTGATGGCGTATTTTCTGGATTTTGACGAGCGGGCACTAAAGGAATGGCGAAAGCTGGGCTCGACGGTACGTGAACAGTTGAAAAAGAAGCTGGTTGAAGTACTTGAGTCACCCCGGATTGAAGCAAACAAGCTCCGTGGTATGCCTGATTGTTACAAGATTAAGCTCCGGTCTTCAGGCTATCGCCTTGTATACCAGGTTATAGACGAGAAAGTTGTCGTTTTCGTGATTTCTGTTGGGAAAAGAGAACGCTCGGAAGTATATAGCGAGGCGGTCAAACGCATTCTCTGAACCAAAGCATGACATCTCTGTTTCGCACCGAAGGTGACACTTCTGCTTTGCGTTGACAGGAGAAGCAGGCTATGAAGCAGCAAAAGGCGATGTTAATCGCCCTGATCGTCATCTGTTTAACCGTCATAGTGACGGCACTGGTAACGAGGAAAGACCTCTGCGAGGTACGAATCCGAACCGGCCAGACGGAGGTCGCTGTCTTCACAGCTTACGAACCTGAGGAGTAAGAGACCCGGCGAGTGAGAAATCCCTCGCCACCTCTGATGTGGCAGGCATCCTCAACGCACCCGCACTTAACCCGCTTCGGCGGGTTTTTGTTTTTATTTTCAACGCATTTGAAATTCTGGATGGTGCCGGAATAGAATCAAAAATACTTAAGTAGCGCGCAGGGATAAGAGGGATGGACCCCGAACAGGGGAGTGCTATTTATCTGGAAGGATTCTGATGATGAACATCGAAGAACTGCGTAAAATTTTTTGTGAAGATGGCCTCTATGCTGTGTGCGTTGAAAATGGAAATATTGTTAGTCATTACCGCATTGTGTGTTTGCAAAAAAATGGGGCTGCGTTAATTAATTTTGTGGATGCCCGAGTGACGGACGGATTTATCTTGCGCGACGGTGAGTTTGTCACTTCATTACAGGCATTGAAAGAGATCGGAATAAAAGCTGGCTTTTCTGCTTTTTCAGAAGAATAAACTCATCTACAATCTTGCGCGGGCTGAACTCCCGCTGAGTAACACCGTGCCACCGGAGAAAACCGATGGCACGCAACGCAAAATATTACAATCATGATAATTCGACCGTTCTTGCCCACACGCACGAGCGGTATTCTCACGCATTTAAGTCAGACTGGTACCAGCATCCCTCATGCACTGAAGAACAGGCCGAATGGCTCATTCAGTGTTACCGCAGGCGCGGATGCGAGGTTAAAAAAGCCCTTAGCCTCGACTACCGTCACTGGATAATCTCCGTCAGGCTCCCTTACTCCGAACAGCCACCGCGTCCGTCCCGCACATTCCAGCAACGGATCTGGAGGTAACGTGCGGGTATTACTTCGACCTGTTCTGGTTCCGGAACTCGGGCTGGTGGTCCTTAAGCCCGGTCGTGAATCCATGCCGGTATTCCACAATACCCGGTTACTGGTGGAGCCGGAACCGAAAAGCATGCGTAATCTGCCGTCCGGGGTCGTTCCTGCCGCTCGCCAGCCGCTGGTGGAAGACAAAACATTGCTGCCGTTTTTCAGTAACGCACGGGTGATTCGTGCTGCTGGTGGTGCTGGTGCATTGTCTGACTGGCTGTTGCGCCATATTAAATCCTGCCAGTGGCCACACGGCGATTATCATCACAGCGAAACCGTCATTCACCGTTATGGTACCGGCGCAATGGTGTTGTGCTGGCACTGCGACAACCAGCTGCGTGACCAGACATCCGAATCACTCGAGCAACTTGCTCATCAAAACCTGTCAGCATGGATGATTGACGTCATCGGTCACGCAATAAGCGGTACGCAGGAGCGTGAACTATCTCTGGCTGAATTATCCTGGTGGGCGGTCCGCAATCAGGTGGCGGACGCGCTACCGGAAGCGGTATTACGTCGTTCGCTGGGGTTGCGTGCGGAAAAAATCCGCTCAATGTTCCGTGAAAGCGACATCGTACCGGGAGAGCAGACCGCCACCAGCATACTGAAACAGCGCACAAAAAATCTTGCGCCGCTGCCTCACGCCCACCAGCAACAGAACCCACCACAGGAAAAGACGGTGGTCAGCATTGCCGTTGATCCTGAGTCTCCGGAATCTTTCATGAAACGACCTAAACGTCGCCGCTGGGTTAACGAGAAATACAAACGCTGGGTGAAGACACAGCCGTGTGCGTGTTGTGGTAAGCCAGCCGACGATCCCCATCACCTGATTGGTCATGGTCAGGGCGGAATGGGGACAAAATCTCACGATATTTTCACGCTACCGCTGTGTCGGGAGCATCACAACGAGCTTCATGCGGATCCTCTGGCGTTCGAAGAAAAGCATGGTTCTCAGGTTGATTTAATTTTTCGTTTTCTTGATCACGCCTTTGCAACTGGCGTGCTTGGGTAAAAGAGGTGACTGATGCTCATAGATTTGGTTTTACCTTACCCGCCGACGGTGAACACTTACTGGCGACGCCGTGGCAGCACATATTTTATCTCGGAGGAGGGAAAGCGTTATCGCCGGGCTGTGGCGCTTATTGTTCGCCAGCAGCGGCTGAAATTAAGCCTGTCCGGAAGGCTGGCGATAAAGGTGATTGCAGAGCCACCGGATAAGCGTCGTCGCGACCTGCGACAATATCCTGAAAGCACCGCTGGATGCGCTGACGCATACGGGAGTGTTAATGGACGATGAGCAGTTTGATGAAATCAATATCGTTCGTGGTCAGCCAGTATCTGGTGGACGTCTGGGGGTGAAGATTTACCCCATAATGCATTAAGAGCAGGTCAAAAAATGAAACTGGAAGATTTACCGAAATACTACTCCCCAAAATCCCCTGGCCTGACCGATGCATCGGCCTCAACGTCAAAAGATGCGCTGAGTATCACTGATGTGATGGCCGCGCAGGGCATGACACAGAATCGGGCTGAGATGGGTTTTTCTGCGTTCCTGGGGAAAATGGGCATCAGTATGAATGACAGGGCGCGGGCAACAGAATTACTGGCAGATTATGCACTCAGTCGGTGCGATCGTGTGGCGGCGTTGAGAAAACTTCCGGCAGAAATAAAACCGGTAGTGATGCGCATTATGGCTTCGTACGCTTTTGAGGATTATGCCCGCAGCGCAGCGAGTAAAAAGCAGTGCCCTTGTTGCTATGGGGAAAAATTTATTGAAAGCATAGTTTTTACAAACAAGGTCCAGTATCCGGATGGTAAGCCGCCGGTATGGGCAAAGTGTACGAAAGGTGTGTATCCGTCTTACTGGGAAGAATGGAAAAAAGTCAGGGAGGTGGTAAAAGTTGCCTGTCCGGAGTGTGGCGGAAAGGGTGAGGTTTCCACCGCCTGTAAGGATTGCCGTGGGCGTGGTGTCGCCATTCATCGTGAAGAGTCGGTAAAACGTGGTATGCCTGTTATCAGAGACTGCCAGCGTTGTGGTGGTCGTGGCTATGAAAGACTACCATCAACGGAGGCATTTAATGCTATATGCGAGGTGACAAACCAGATAACACGCGCGTCATGGGAAAAAACAGTTAAGAAATTTTATGATGCGCTGGTGACCCGGTTTGATATTGAAGAAGCATGGGCTGAGCGGCAGTTAAAAAAGGTAACTAGGTAACAAGGTAACAAGGTTGATTTTTCCGGAATCTGTGGTAAATTCGTCATAACGATGGGCGTTTTATGCCTGACGTTAGAAGAGTTTCTACAACCCGCCGCTGAGCGGATTTTTTATTGCGAAATTAATTACGGACCGTTATTATTCTGCTCCCGGCCCTTTAGCTCAGTGGTGAGAGCGAGCGACTCATAATCGCCAGGTCGCTGGTTCAAATCCAGCAAGGGCCACCATCACAAACCGGCATTAGCTTATCAGGAAGAGCAGACGACACGATAACAGGGTTGTTGGTGCGGGGCGGGTCCCGATGGCGGTCCATTATCGGTATTCAGCGTTGTTAGCTCAGCCGGACAGAGCAATTGCCTTCTAAGCAATCGGTCACTGGTTCGAATCCAGTACAGCGCGCCATATTCATTCTTCCAGATTCCTTCCGGCAGAGCCTTATACTGAAATATACTTGGCTCAGGATATTGTTGAAAATATTATATGTTTGTCAAAAATAAAAGTTCTGTTAAGTATTGATTGAGTATTTGTTATACGGTCTAATGGTTTTTTCAGCATTAAATATTTATCATTCATATGGTGCGGGTAGAGTGAATATTGATGAGGCGTCGGGGTGTTTCATCCTTAGGCAGCGTATTGATATAGTCAATGCAGCACGAGCAAAGGCCTTCAGCCGTTTGACAGTTTTGTTCTGTACTCCTGATCGTCTTTCGGGAAGAGACGTTATTATTCTGAATAGTGATGCTATACAGAGGGTTTGCGATGAGTTCATGGTTGCTAATTCAGAATTATTTGCTCTTGTTCAGGAGTACAACAGAATAGCCAGGACCTGTGGTATGGATGAACTTCGGATTACTCATCTGGGGTAGATGAGGTAGCCTGAGTTTAACGGACACTCCTTCCTGAAATAGAATGGCATCAGAAGGAGCTAATAATGAGCAGAAAAACCCAACGTTACTCTAAAGAGTTCAAAGCCGAAGCTGTCAGAACGGTTCCTGAAAATCAACTTTCGATCAGTGAAGGCGCTTCCCGATTATCCCTTCCTGAAGGCACTTTAGGACAATGGGTTACCGCCGCCAGAAAAGGGCTCGGTACTCCTGGTTCCCGCACGGTGGCTGAACTGGAATCTGAAATTCTGCAACTGCGTAAGGCGTTAAATGAAGCTCGCTTTGAGCGAGATATATTAAAAAAAAGCAACAGCGTATTTTGCACAGGAGTCGCTGAAAAATACGCGTTAATCGAACAATGGCGACAACAATTTCCCATTGAAGCGATGTGTCAGGTATTTGGTGTATCCAGGAGCGGTTATTACAACCGGGTACAGCATGAACCCTCAGACAGAAAACAAAGTGATGAGCGGCTAAAACTGGAGATTAAGGTGGCACATATCCGCACTCGCGAAACATATGGAACCCGGCGGCTCCAGACGGAGCTGGCAGAGAATGGCATCATCGTTGGTCGTGACCGACTGGCACGTCTTCGTAAGGAGCTAAGGCTACGCTGTAAGCAGAAACGCAAGTTCAGAGCGACTACGAACCCGAACCACAATCTGCCAGTTGCGCCAAATCTGCTGAACCAGACGTTCGCTCCTACAGCACCAAATCAGGTCTGGGTGGCGGACCTGACGTATGTTGCCACACAGGAGGGATGGTTGTACCTCGCTGGCATCAAAGATGTTTATACGTGCGAAATTGTCGGCTACGCCATGGGAGAGCGCATGACAAAAGAGCTGACAGGTAAAGCCCTGTTTATGGCGCTCAGGAGCCAGCGCCCACCTGCCGGGCTAATCCACCACTCTGATCGAGGTTCACAGTACTGCGCATACGATTACCGGGTCATACAGGAGCAGTTTGGTCTGAAAACATTAATGTCGCGTAAAGGTAACTGTTACGACAACGCTCCGATGGAAAGCTTCTGGGGAACGCTGAAAAATGAGAGCCTGAGCCACTATCGTTTTAATAACCGGGATGAAGCCATCTCAGTAATACGGGAATACATTGAGATTTTCTACAATCGTCAGCGTCGTCACTCTCGTCTGGGGAATATCTCCCCGGCAGCCTTCAGGGAAAAATATCATCAGATGGCTGCTTAAAAAAAGAACAAATGGTAGTGTCCGCTATTGCCAGTACACCTCATCATGCTGTACAGTATCTGGTTTTTGTCGTTCTCCCCCAGTTCAAACCAGGTCACCACACCTTTCACCCGCCGCTGTACGTCATCGCCCTGCCATACCGTCAGGTATGGCCATTTTGTCCAGCACCTGCGCAAATTCAAGGGAAAGAAACTGCTGACTGACCAGAGAAAGGTCGAGGGAAAAAAGTGAAGAGAGTGACTGGGTGAGATGAAAGGAAACCACCGCAAAAGCATCCGGTGGCAGGCCGTCCACTTCCAGTGTGAAACGTAATCCGGTTGACATAGCAACCTCCGTGAAAATGAATAATAATCCGCACATATTGCATGTACAACATGTCGGGCGGATGAGATAAGCGAGTCGACATCTGGCGTTACCGGGGAATATCAGAAAAATGTCATGGTTATGTGATGATTTAGTCTGGGATTTTACTTCAGAGAAACGGGTGTCTGTTTAGTCAACAAAATAATCACAAACGCAACGGATGGGTTCTCGACGTTATTCACGACAGGCTCGTACATTACAGCGAGTAATAAAAAACCTGATATGCAAAGTCAAACCAATATTCATAATGTCTTTTTATTCACAACAATAAATAATTCAATAACAATCATTGAAATGAATGATGGTTTGTATAAGGAATATACGCTACCGCCCCACTCTGATAACATGATCTGCACATTGCCATCTTAACGTCGTTAAACACTGGCTTAATAGTGGATATTTCAAATTAGGAATTTATTAAATTCACCTGATGAATATAATAAGCAAATAGCATAGAAAATAATGACAACTCCCTCCGAGAGGACCATTTCCAAAGCACTGCACCACCACCTGGTGCCCGGATGATCTTGCTTCAGTGGTAAGAGTACCTGATTCATTGTTCCCAAAATGGTGTTTTCCCCTGCCCCTCCAATAATGTGTAGCTCTCACTTGATAATCTATTGATTAGGTTATATTAAGAATCAATATTTAAAATACATCCATTTCCTTGAATAAATCAACATGTTTATTTATCAATTGCTGTTTTAGCTCTGACTCATCAAGCTCTCCATATTTGTACTACAGATAATCGCGAATAAATACAGAGAACGCCATTTATCCTTTTAGCATACCTGCCGGATATTTTTATTTGTATTAATATTAATTGCATCTCCAAGTCCGAGCATATCCATCATTAAAAACATTTTGAGATTATAGAATACCTGTGATAACAAGAGAAACATCTGCACAATGTGAATAGTTAGTTTCTTTTCAGAGGAAATGAAATAGACAAGCTGAATGAAAGGGAGAGTGATATAAATTAAAAAACATAACAT